GTAATAGTTTTTGTTGCACCAGTACCTGAAGCTGTAACTGTACTACCTACAAAGTTTAAGGTTGTAGCAGTAGTAGATAAATCGGAACCCTCTTCTTGAATAGTAACTCCACCAGAGCCACCACTTTCTCCAGATACTTCAGAGTTTGAGGTAGAAGAACCGTCTGTGGTTTGAAGTTGAAGTTTACCGTCTGTCGCACTTCTTTTTAAAATGACTTTATCAGCCCCAGTACCCACATGGACTTCAGACGCAATAACTTTTTTAGCGTTGTCGGATGTATCCTTCACAACCAGATCATTATTACTGTCCGTTTCTAATCGAGTATTGCCCACAATTATTGGGTCAGATCCACTTCTGTCTGCACGATCTCTAGCTTTTGTCATTTTAAATAACTCCTACTCATCCGTCTTATTAAGTTCCCCTTGAAGTCGCTCTTCAAATGCCTGTTTCATGGCAAGGATTTGATCCAGTGTGAACTTTGCTTGATTTTCTTTTTTTTGAATGTCTAGGATTTGTGCAAACAAATATCTCTGGGGTTCAGTCAAGTCTTCTTGTTTGTATTCTTTACCTTTGTAGCTAATTACAGGTAACGGCTTTGTTTCTTCTGTCATTATTTCTCCTATGACGGTTTAGTTGGAAAATCTTCGTCTTTTAAATTTGGAAAATTTTCATGTGTTGGTAGATCACGCAAAGCTTGTCTATAAGTTTGCCAAACATCAGGCACAGCTTCACCTTTTTCAGTTGATTTTTGAACAATCCAATCTGTAGCATCTAAAGAAGCATTTCTTCTTCTTCGCTGATAGTCAGCCAATTCTTCGTCATCAGTTTGTCTTGTTTGATTATAATGTTTAACAAACCATTCCTTGTCTGCGTCTGATAAAGTTTTCTTTTCTGATGCCCCTGCCACATATGCAGGGAAGTCATCACCAATATCTTCTTTAGTTATTGTCATGGTTTCAATCCTATAAAAGTTATATCGTAATCCCATCTGGCTGAACTAGAGCTAGCAATAAATCTTAAACCTACTTTTCCAAAACCTCTGCCAAGTACTTGCCAAGTATGGTGTCTCTCGTAAGCAAACATACTTGGGTCATCATACCAAATACGAGAGTACCCTGACATTCCATGATTAGAAGCTATTCCTTTGCATGGAATATCTAGCTCCATATTGGTAGTATAAAATCTATTGCCAGTATGATAACTTGTTCCACCTATGGTTTCGCTGAACTGCCCACTCCCTGCATATGTAGCGTTAATGGTCTGATCCATTTTGATGTTACTTACAATCACGCCAGTATTGTTATTTGCGTACTGTGCGTTATAACCCCATTGGTAATTACCATAGCTTACACCACTAAATTCTGGGTACATTTCTTTCCAATGCTGATGGGAGAAAGCTAAATTTCCTAGGGCAGCATAAGAGCTTGTAGAGCCAACCAAAGGATAGAGACTTAAAGTACTAGCAAAAGAACTGGTATATGGATTAAACATCGCATACATCTTAATATGCTTGTAGGTAGTGTTATCAAATACAAAGTTGCTTGAGTTATGAACAAAATCTAAAGAGTTTACATTTTGTCCTGTGTAATTCCCAATAACTTCCCAAGCTCCACCCCCTGCATCTTGCCATGTTGGCCTACTACCTCCATTTGATGTAAAAACTTGACCAGATGTGCCAGAATTTCCATCACTTTGTAATGTACCTACTAGATTTAAATAATTAAGTTTTGAAGTACTAGCAGGATCAACTAAATAAGTATTATTATTTACATCAACAAATTGAGTTGCATAAATTGAGCTTTGTGAATAAACTTGACCAGTTCCATTAATCCTAAATTTTTCTGCATCATTTCCATAAATCATAAATGCGTAGTTAGCACCATTTGCAACATCTATTCTTTGTCCATATTCAGTTGCACTACCTCTATATTTATCTACGATAAGACCCCAATCATTATTATTGGTAGCTGATACAAATAAGGTAGCATCATTAGAATTGTTTGACGTTCCACCATCTAAAGATAAAGCTGTTAACTGACTTTCACTATCAGGGTGAACATATTTGGTTGTTGGATTTGAGGCACTTCTAAAAAGATCAGAACGAAAATCTGTAGAAGAAGTAACACTGTCTGCAAAAGTAGCACCAGATGTACCTACACTTAATTTTGCGACACCCCCATTAGGTCTTACTTGAAAGGTAGTTCCTTCTGTAGTAATTTCAGAAGCTCCACTACTATCAACAAGCTGAATCCCTGCTACGCTATCAGTGCTTGTAAAAGTCGCTACTGTGTTAGTAGTGCCAGAGTTAAAGGATGAAGCCGCCCCACTAGCAACTATGTTGTTAGCAGTGACAGAACCTGAAATATTTGCGTCACCACCTAAATGTAAGTCATGGAATTTACCACTAGAACTACCTAAACTAATTTGGTTGGTATCAGCTAAATAAGGTCTAAATTCAGTATTTGAAAAGATTAACGATCTTAAAGTGGAAGATACATTCGATTGAAGCGATAAGTAACTATCGCTTTCTATAGTAAAGTAATCATTTGTATTGTAGTGGATGTTTCCTTTAGCAGAATTAGTTGAAGTGTGGTCAGACCTAAAAGTTATAAAACTTTCCATAGAAGTAGTAGACATACCTATAGATAAACCTGGCAAAGAACCTGCCGTTGAAATACTCAATGGAACGGTAATTGCAGCAGTATCATTTTGTAATATAGCAACTTTTACACCTGAAAAGTGCAAACTAGTAGGGTTTAAAACAAAAGTATTATTATCGGCAGTTACAGTTGCGGCAGTTCCAAGACCAAGAGTAGTTCTGGCAGTTGCAGCATCAGCATCATCAATTAATGTTCCACCAAAAGTAGATACGGCTGAAGCGGCGAGTTTTGTTCCAATACTATTAGTAACAGTAGTACTAAAGTTCGCATCATCACCCAGAGCTGCTGCAAGTTCATTTAAGGTATTCAATGCACTAGGAGAGGAGTCTACCAAATTAGATACGGCTCTATCTGCATATTCAGTTGTAGCTATTCTTGTTGAATTATTACCTGCTGATTGTGTAGGAGCTACTGGGTTTCCTGTTAGAGTAGGAGATGCTAGTGGAGCATACGTTGAGGAAGCCACAGACGTTGAGAGTCCACCTATGTCTGAGAGGACTTCACTAGCACTTCTGCCTTCCACTGTTGTTCCATCTATCTTGAGGAAGTCGTTGTCTGCCACATTCGCTGCAAAGGTAGGAACATTGTCTGTGCCTATGCCTATATTCTTGCTTGCAGATGTTCCATAGTTCGCTGCATTAAAGGCAGACAGAGCTACAATGTCTATGATGTCGTTGACTGAACATCCTGTAACTACGACACTTGTTCCATTTGAGGCTGTGTAGTCGGCAGGGGCAAGGTGAAGACCATTTAAATAAATATCTACAAGACCAACAGTATAGTTCACGCTGATTGTCTGTGTACCTGCGGAAGTAACAGTGTGGCTCGTTAAAGATCTTTGAGCAGCCTCGGCAGTAGATTGCCAGTTAGATCCATCGTAGACGTTAAGCTTACTGCTAGTCGTATTAAAGTATAAATCACCTGCATTTAAGCCTGAAGTAGGGGCAGAAGATAGAGGACCATGATATTGCCCTTGAAAGGTAGCTAAAGAACTGGCGGCAGCATTTTGAGAAGCGAGGGCCGCTGAAGCACTTGAGGCCGCATTTGTTTCTGAAGTGGCCGCATTACTGGCAGAAGAAGCCGCATTAACAGTACTTCCAAAAGTGTCATCTATATAAAACTTCGTTGCTACATCTTGGTTTGATGTAGGATCAGCTACTCCTGTTATCTTATTTGCATTCATATCGATAACACCAGACATTGTGCCACCAGAGAGATTTAACTTGGTTGCGTCTGCGGTATCTACGTAAGTTTTAGTAGCTACATCTTGGGCTGAAGTAGGGTCACCTACACCAGTAACTTTATTAGTACCCATAGCTAGGTTGCCTGACATAGTGTCACCAGCTTTGGTAACTTTTAGAGCATCTTGAGTGTCTACATAACCTTTTCTGGTAAGAGTATCATTAGTAGCTGGGGTAGCAGTCGAGGTAGCTTTATTAGCACCTAGGGTAATATCCCCTGCCATCGTACCACCAGTTAAAGGTAGTTTAGTAGCTATGGAGTTCGTTACAGTAGTAGAAAATGCGTTATCATCGTTTAGTGCCGCAGCGAGTTCGTTTAAAGTATCTAAATTACCTGGTGCGGAATCTACTAAGTTTGCGACTTGAGTATCTACATAGCCTTTAGTAGTAGCATCCGCAGTATTAGTAGGTGTACCCAATCCAGTAATTTTATTCGAACCCATAGCAACAACACCCGACATAGTACCACCTGTCAGGTTTAGCTTGAGAGCATCATTCGTATCTACGTAGTTCTTAGTAGCTCCATCTTGAGCATCTGTCGGATCTACGATGTTCGTAAGTTTTGTTGTTGTGAAATCGGCTGTTCCGTTAACTACAATATTATTAAGAGTTGTTGTTCCAGAAGATGCAGTTACATTACCTGTCAGATCACCAGTTACGTCACCAGTGACATTACCTGTAACATTGCCTGTGACGTTCCCTGTAACATTGCCAGTAAGACCACCAGAAAAACCAGAAGTAGAAGTGATAGTCGTGCCTGTGATAGCTTGGGCAGAAGAACCACCAATCACGGCTCCATCTATTGTGCCTGAATTAATGTCTGCTTGTGCTATAGTCGCTAGTCCTGATGTACCTACTGTCGTGAACGAACCAGAACTTGCAGAGGTTGCTCCTATTACTGTACCATCAATATTTCCACCATTTATATCTACAGTAGTGAATGTAGATGTTCCTGATGAGGTGATGTTCCCTGTTACATTCCCTGTTAAATTACCAGTGACATTCCCTGTTACGTTCCCTGTTAAATCACCAGTGACATTCCCTGTCAGGTTACCTGAAAAACCTGTATTAGCCGTAATTGTTGTTCCTGTAATTGAAGCAGGTGTACTCGCTCCTACTACTGTTCCATCAATATTACCGCCATTTATATCCACAGTAGTAAATGTTGAAGTACCTGAAGCGGAAAGGGTAGTGAATACACCAGTACTAGGGGAGTTTGCTCCTATAGTCGTACCATCAATAGTACCGCTATCTATATCTACGTTCGTAAGAATACCAGAAGATGAGGCGAGAGATATTTCCTTCCATACCGCAGAAGATGAGGTGGCAGAGGTACAGACATAAAGTTTAGTGGTTGAGGTATTATACCAGTATGATCCTATAGCATAATCATCACCAGTATCATCAGAGGCAGTCGGTGCAGAGGTTGCGGAGAAGTTATTCTTACCCCCACTACCACCATGAGTAGCAGGTAAAGTTCCAGTGACTGATGTAGCTAGATTAATCTTAGGACTATTTCCTGCACCCCCATCATGGCTATGACCAGAGCTTGCATCAAACGCATCTCTTAATTTATTAAATTCAGCGTTAAGTGGTGGTGCAGTAACATCTGCCCCATTTATAATACTCGCTGAAGACTGTCTCGTATAACCTGCCATTATTATGCTCTCCCTGCTACACTAAACTCGTAAACTAGACCCTGAATGGAATGTGATTTAAACGATCCATCTGTTACGAAAGTTGCTCTTGCAGAATATCCAGACCCCTGAACATCCGTTGAAAATATTGGTTTACTCGTACCGCCATAGATAACATTCGTAGCTCCATAACTTACATCAGGACCTGCGAAGGTTATGGGCATTCCAACAGAGCTACTTTCATATGAAGCAGGGATACTGGTGTTAACATCTCCCCAATCATAATCAAAAGCTAGACCTATAGTGAGAGGTCCTTCTGCTCTAATAAATGCATTAATCTTACGAAGAACTTTTCTTGTTTCGGTATCTCCAAAATCAAGATAGGGTGTCCTATATACACCTATTATATTAGAACCGTTAAAGTCTGTTCCTTGTTCTTGTCTATATAAATGCCCATCATAATCTCCGTGAAGAACGTACTCTGTTGATCCTATGTACCCTGAAACACAACAGGATGCCCTAATACCTAGAAGTTCACCAAACTCCCAACCAAGTCTTTGATCCGCTGTTCGTAAGCCACCAATAATTCCGATTGAGTCAGGAACGAGAGTAGACCCATCACCAATAAAAAACCTGAATTGACTTTTCGAACGGATAACAACCCCATTAAGCGTATCCAAATCATACTTTTCTGATAGTTCTGATAGAAGGGATTGAACACCTTTTGAGAGCGTTTCTAGTTCTACGTCACCAATCTTTGATGTTCCTGCAACCGGTCTAATACCATCAGGTGCAAGAAATAATAGATCCCCACCTAGCTCTAGAATACTATCAGTAGAAACGCACCCAACATTTGAAGTAACTGGATTAAGGACAAATGTTAATGTATTAGCAACAGTCTCTAAGGATGCTCTTTTTATAGTATTCCTTCCAAATATGAAAAGATCTTCTCGGAAAGGTTTGAAGTTAACTACGTTCATACCCAGAGCAAGTTGCCCTGCCGTTCCACCACCTGTTGTTGTCCAGTTATAAGATTCTCCTACTGTTGAGTAGGCTACCGCAGTAGGGTATGTTTTATCTCCACCTAAGAATAAAGCATCCTCGAAAACTTCACAAAGACTTGGTTGAGCGAGGGCTTGTGCTCCACCAAAACTTGAAGCACTTCCAGTACCCCCTGTCGTAATCTGTCTCCAATTAGTGCCGTTAAAAACAATCGCACCATTAACCCCATCTACGAAACATATTTCATTTCCTTGTCCTTGACCGAAATTAAAAGAAACGTGACGTAGCTTAGAGACTGTTCTACCGCCTGAAGTGGTGTTTTGCGTACAACCTGTTGTGTACTTAATCCAACCTGTATTCGCTAAAAATCTATAAAAACTATAGGTGTTTGCTCCAACATCTTTTCTGGCTGCGATAATAATTTCAGTATTCGTAGTAAGGTCAGTATAAATCGCTACACCAAGAACCGCACCTTCCGCAGTGTTCGCATTAGAGGTATGAGATCCAACTAGTGAATAGGTAGAGTCATACTTAGAGAAACCTTCAATTCTTCTATATCCACCGAATAAGCTAACCTCATAATTCACCAATCGAGTAGCAGACCCTGGTTTATTCTGAGATAAGTTCAGATGATTTTGTGAAGTATCTAATCCACCTTCACACAGTACTTTATAAGATTCAATCTGATCAGGCACTCTTGAAAAATTCCGTATTCATTCCTTGGAAGACTCTTCGATCCCGAATAGAGTCATATTGATTAATAAGTTGGGATTGCATCTGCTTAATTCCTTGCTCAAAAAGAGAGGCTACAAGTTGAGCCGACTGAGCATTATCCTTAAAAAGATACATATGAAGCATAGATCCATCTATGATGATGTTATCGAACTGGCTAGGTACTCTAGTCTGATCCGAATAAAGTACTAAATCGGTGTGGCTCTTATAATAGCGATAACCGATTGAGTAGGCTTTATCTGGGGAAGGGGTAACGCCCCAACCATTTCCAGAAGGAAAAACAAGCAAAGGAACTCCTCTACCAGAAGAACCTGCCCCTGCATCCTGATCTCGATGGTTCTCGAACCATTGGTCTGTTGTGATGAAATGTAATTTTGTGTAGGAACTGCCTAAAGAGGAGTTCTCTATAAGCTGAAAGCTATTCCAATCAGCAATTTTATGATCTGAGGGCCAAGAATATTC